AAATCATTTTTACAAAATATGGTAGAAAGCACAACAGCATTAGGACGGGCAAAAAGATTTACAGAAAAAGGAATTCACGCACACGCAATATCTCATTTCCACGATGGCTCTATCAAAAAGAAAAAAAAGAAAAAAAATAAAAAGTAAATGTATATGACTTGCGTGAATTTGACCGAGACGGGACTTTTAGCATTAACAGGTATGTTGATAGGATTTATAATATCTTTTTGTAAAACGGCAGAACAATCCCGATGTAAAGATATAACTTTATGTTGGGGTATAATTAAATGTAAAAGAGAACCATTATCAGGGGACACAATATTACAAATGGAGGAAACAAAGGGCGGGGAGGATAATATAGGGAGGTAGTTCCCCCGAAGTCTTTTATAGAAAATAAAAAAATATATTTTATTATTTTTTTTTGTTTCAAAAAAAATATTTATAATTTTATCCTCCCTATCCTCCCTGAAACCATAATTGAAAAATAATATAATATATCCTTACTATAACTGGTCTTGGGGAGGAAGGGAGGGAGGATTATCTATCTCGATAGACCTACCCCCCGAATTATGAAAATCTGCTTCAACATTATCCCCGCAACATTTAGAACTTGTGTTACACCGCATACGATATAATCGATATGCTAAAACAGAAATAAATAAAGCACAAGCAGATTCAAGAGTATATTTTGTATAGTCTTCCATATAATATCTAACTATATATTATATTATGAGTAAAAATTTATTCAACCAAAATACTTTTGGTAATAAAAATGTAATTAATGATGATGATGTAACCATAGCAACTGCTGAAACCATAACAGCAAAAACTATTACAACAACTGATTTAAATGTTACTGGAACACTCACGAATACCGAACTACAAAATGCTACAACACAAATTGCGAACAATACCTCCGCAATTTCAGGATTTTCTGATGCTCTTGCTGGAAAACAAGATAATTTATCCACAGGTAATGGAATAGATATTACAGGTACAACTATCTCATTTGACGGGACATCAATCACATCAAGTATAACAGCAACTGGTGATATAATATCGGGAGCAAATTTAAAATATACTGACGCAGGTGATGTGTTAAAAGATGTAGAAGGTGAGTTTTCCACTTTAACAACCGCAGTTAATGGGAAACAGGCAACATTAACAACAGGTGATGGAATAGAAATAGATGGTGGAAATCTTATATTATTTGATGGGACTATTTCACAAGGTATTACATCGGGTGGAGATATACAAGGAGTAAATTTAAAATATGTAGATGGTGGTGTAGTTACAGATGTGAAAACAAAAATAGACGCAAACACAAATGTAATTACAGCACAATCATCATTAATTGCTGGAAAACAAGATACTCTTACACAGGGGAACGGAATAGATATTACAGGTACAACTATCTCATTTGATGGGACATCAATATCGTCAAGTATAACCGCAACTGGTGATATAATATCAGGAGCAAATTTAAAATATACTGACGCAGGTGATGTGTTAAAAGATGTAGAAGGTGAGATTACTACCTTAACAGCATTAATTAATGGAAAACAAGCTACGATCACATCGGGAAGTGTAGATGCTAATTTAATATTTCAAGCAGGTTCAAATTTATCTTTTGATGCTACGACTTCACCTCACACATTAAATGCTACGGGTGGAGGGTCGTCGGTCACCGCATTAGCAAATGGGGGATTAGCAGTAAATGGTTCAAATGAAATTTCAATCGATTTTAGTAACACAAACGCAACTATACAAGTTCCGCAACGATTAGAAGTTATAAGTGATACAACCACGCAACTTTTAGTAAAACCTTCTTCTACAACTTCTACTGATGCGGCGATTACAATAAGGGGAGCAAGAAACGGATCAACAACTAATCGTCAAGCACAATTGAGATTTGAAAATTATGATAATGATATTACATCAATAAGTGATCTGTTTGAAATAGCAGGTAAGGTTACAGATGATGGTTCTAACATAGGTGGTATGTTAATTTCTAATTATGCTGATGGTTCTACCCGAACCGAGAATACAACGATGTCTGCGAGTGGAAATTGGTATTTTGGTGGAAGTGGAACATTTCAAGATACGTATGGTGTGCGTGTTGGTGGAACTGCTTATTTTGATGATGCTGTTACTTTTGCGTCTTCTGTTACATTAACACAACCAATAACAACTGATGTAGATGTTGGAGCAAAAATAACAACTAATCAATTACTGGTAGATACAGAACAAAATATAGGTACAAATGGTTCAAGTGATGCGGCGGTAAATATAACAAGTGGAATATTATTATGTGATGGTGGAACTGGAAATGGTTACTCATCAGGTAATGGGGTTATTCAAATTAATTGTAGAAATTCAAATAAATTGAGTGAGGGTATGTGTATGAGGGCAATCGATAATAATAATAATTGTATTAATTTTAGATCTACAAGTGATGCGGCGAGAGGACGCATAGACGGAGATGGTGGAAGTAAAGTAAAATACCGCACCAGTAGTGATGTTAGATTAAAAGAAAATATTGAAAATATGGATAGTTGTTGGGAATTATTAAAAACAGCACAACCTCGTAAGTTTCGTTGGATTGAAGATGGAACAGATGATGTTGGTTTTATAGCACAAGAGATTTATGCTTTGGAAGATTTTAGCACATTAAAACCAACAACAGATAAATATAATTGTTGTGATAATAGTTTGAATACTTTTGATGAAGATGGGTATTGTGAAAACCCTATGGAGAGTGAAGGGGTGATTTATCCTCACGCATTAGATTATGGAAATTTTACTCCGTATTTATGGAAAGCATTACAAGAGGCAATAACTAAAATAGAAACTCTTGAATCAAAAGTAGCAGATTTAGAAGCACAATTAATAGTTTAATAATATATTTTAATTAATCTTTTCTCTCTTGGAAGTTTTAACCGAACCCATTTTTTAGGAATATTAACTCTAAAATATTTACCAACATACTTACTGATGTGGAATGTTATATCCTGTGGTAATTTATTTTTTAATATACGATAGATAAATTTATGTGTAGTTATTTTTTTAACATTATACATATATATATGCGTAGGAGTAAATTTACAATAGAATTTGAAAAGAAATATGGAGAGAAAATACCTGATAGAAAACGAAGCACATTATCTAAATATTTTAAAATAAAAAAATCATTAATCGAAGATGTGTTTAATCGTGGTGTGGGAGCGTTTCATACTGCGGGTGCGAGGAAGGGTGTGACCTCACCCGAGATGTGGGCTACTGCCCGAGTTTATAAATTTATATTGAATGTTATAAATAAAAGACAAAATAAACCATATCCTACTGGACGAGGTCACGATGCGGATTTAGTTGAGAAAGCATAATCTAACGGATTAGCAAAAAAATCAACAAAAAAAAAATTGATCCTGATTTTATCTTTTTTTCTATGCGTAATTAAGATGGAGTACAGCAAGGAAACAATTGACGCAATCGCAAAGCTTAACAATACATCGGACGATGTTGTAAAAAAACAATTAAGTTTAGGTGCTGATCTGTTTGATAAATGGTCGGCAGATGAAGAAAAAGATTTTGAATCTTTAATTCGTTTAATGAAGGTAAGTATGCGACAAATAGCAGATGAAGAAAAAAAAAGTAAAAAACCGAAAAAAGTGAAGAAGGGTAAAAAGGGTCGGGGAAACAAAAAATAATTTATCGGCAAATAAATTATTATAATATCATAAAAAGACCCCAAAATATTATATTATTTAAATATAATAATTATTATATTCTTATAATTACTTATTTTTTATTGATTATATGATAATAACTATAATTTTTCGGTATTCGAGAAGTTTCTCTCTTTAATTTATCACCAAAGATAATTATTTTATTATAATTTAATAATATAAAAATATAATATTATCTATATATATATTATAATGGAGAAAGAACTGAAAACAATTGTAAAAGATTTAGGAAAAAGCACAACCACATCTTACACCAATTCTTATAAAAGATTAAGAAAGTTATTGAATTTAACAGATAAAAGAAAACCAATTAAGAAAATTTCTGTGAATGATGTTTTAGACGCAATCAATTCCGTAGAAAATGCTTCTACAAGACATTCCGTTTTTATAATTGCTACTAAAATTTATAATTATAATGATAATAAAGAAAAATTTGATGAAGTTAAAAATAAAATTAATGAAGATAAAAGACAAATTCAAAAAACAAAGAATGTTAATTTAAATAATTCTTTACCTTCTTTTAAAGAAATTAATGATGCGGTTAAAAAAGAACAAGATCCAAAGAAATACATTACATCTTTTATTATGTTAAAAATAAATACACGTAATCAAGATATAGCACTTGCCGATTTACATTCAAATAAAAAAGATACTTATGACCCCGAAAGAAATCATCTTGTCGTAGATGGTAATAAAGTTATTTTTATTAGAAATAAATATAAGACTTCTAAAAAATACGGACAGAAAAAAAACATTATTGCTGTTAAGAAATTTGCTGATAAAGTTAAAGAGTTACTTGGTGATAAAGATGTAGTCCCTCTTTTTATTCGAAAGAATGGAGAGAAAATAACACCAGCATCTATTGCTTCGTATATGAAAAAACATATTGTATTAGGACTTAACGAAGGTCAAATTATGAAAGCAGTTTTAAAATATGCTGACGAATCAGGGTCTTACGATATGCTCCGCAAAATATCAGCAAACAGGGGAACAACAATTCAGGTACTATTAAATGAATATGATGTTAGTAATATTAAAGAACCAAGTGAAGTCATAAAACAAAATCAAGATGTTACGCAAGAAGTAAAGGTTGAGTAAATCTTCTATCATCTGTTAAATGATATGAATTAAAACATTCTTTTTTATAATTTGGGATTTCTATACAATCAAATAAACTTTTACAAGTTTTATATTTTTTTGTCTTAAATATTAGATCGTTATAATTTAAGATGGGTATTCTTTTTAAAATCTCTTGTTTAGTTGGAAACAATCCACAATATCCAATTCGGCTACGTTCATAATCACTATACATTATCACTACAAATAGTTTATTAGTCATATATATTAATAAACTATTTTTTAATAACTTTTACCAACTCTACCTAATCTGCGATTAGAAGCATTATCAACATAAACTCTTGAACGACGAGATGCCCGTTGCTGTTTAGATGCTCTTGGTGCGAAATCACTTTCTGCGGCGGAAGTTAAATCCATAAAATCATCTAATACAGGATTAAATCTAACGGATTTAGAAGCAACACTTGTATCTGTCGTATAATCAGGTTCGGTTAATCTTCCAGCACCAGCACCTGCTAAACCCAGTAAAGTTTCTTCTCCCGCAGAAGTTTCATCAGGAAAATCACTTACATCAGTTGGCGAACCTGCTGGTGCTGATATATCACTCGGTGACTGAAATCCCTCATTAAGAATTCTTCCCATATCTGCTACTAAACCTTCTGCTCTTCCAAAAGTTAAAGTTGATGGAGCAGAAGAAACAGAAGGAGAAAAATCACTATCGGGGTCGTGTGCGGACGGCACAGATGATGTAACAGAACCAACATCAGTTATATCAGTACCCGTTATATCGTCATCACCTACATTTATTGTTGCTCTTGGAAATGCTACATTTTGTCTAAAAGCAGTTTGTGCTTCTTGCCGATATGCTGTTAAATCCCCACGTAATCTATTTATTTCTGCTTTACTAACCGACGCATAATTTCTTAAAGCATTTGCTACTTTTGAACTATTATCAAACTTTGTTTTAGGAAGAGGACTGGGAAATGGTGGATAATATAATGGTATTTGGTATGGTTGCGGATTACGTGCTACTTCCAACGCAGACTTGGTTTTAAACACAGACTTCTTCTTCTTCCGTTTTTTTTTCGGTTTCAAGTCCCCCAATACTATTTTCACAATTTGATTCACATTTTGTCTTTGATTTACAATCCTTCGGGTCATCTATATATGTAATATTAGATAAATTATTAGTAAGGGTTACATTTTCGTTCTTAACACGCAGAGGAGGAATACGGGCATCTTCCAGTTTTTTATTTTCACATTCATAAAGCATTTCAATTACACTATTATCGAAACCACTAAACTTTTTATGGAATTCGGTAAGTGGGATAAATTTAGGGTCAAGCTTATCCATATCTACAATTGGATCTTCATTTTGAAAATTATTAAATTGTTCCACGAATAGTTGTATTTCTTTTTCACTCCAATCCCGACCATTATCCCAAATACTTTCATCAGTAATATTATCACAATAATTTCCAAGTTCATCAAAATCCAGTTGTGTTTTAGGTAAATTTTTAATATCTTCCATATATATATATAATGGGAAAAAAAAGTATTGTGAGAAAACCGATTGAAAAATTAAGTGAAAAAGAAGCAGTAATGGTAATTGAGGATAGTAGCGATAGTGAGAGTAGTGAAGAAGAAACATTCGATATTGTTGCTAATGTACCCCCTCCTCCTAAACTTAAAAAGGCAAGGACACCAGCACAAATTGCGGCTACTGAAAGAATGAAGGAAGCTAATAGAAAAAGACGGGAAGCAAAAAAAACTACTCCCGCAGTAACACTTGATACAACTCTTTATAAAGGCGAACCTGTAAAAGAAACACCGATGAGTGATCCTGATGATAAACCTCTCACTATGAAACAATACAAAGAATTAATGGCTTTACAAAATAAACCAGCAGAACCTAAACCTAAAAGGAAATATGTAAGAAAACAAAAACCAGCAGAACCTAAACCTGCTCCAACACCCACACCATCACCCATTAAAAAACCACCGACACAAATGCTATTTGTATAGATGTTTTTTCTCTCTTTATAATAAATGAAAATCAAAGAGATTGAAAATAAAGAACTCCAAGTTAATCGTGTTGATATGTCTTGTGATAAATGTATCAAAGATAATAAAGGTAAAAAAATTATAGAACCTTTAATGGCGACAAGTCACTTCTATATAATATCGGGAGCATCGGGTTCAGGTAAAACTAACCTATTAATAAATTTACTAAAATCGAATAAACAGACAAAAGACAAAAAACATAAATTATCTTATCGTAAAATGTTTGATAAAGTTATTTTTGTTTCTCCATCAGCACATACGATCAAAGATAGTCCGTTAGAAAAAATAGCAGATAATCAAAAATTTACTGAATTAAATGAAGAAGTATTTGATTTAGTAGAAGAGATCACAGATGAAGCAGTTGAAGATAATAAACATAATTTGTTAATTTTAGATGACGTTAGTTCTCAACTTCGTTCTCGTGAAAATGAAAAAACTCTTAATCAAATAATCAAAAATCGTAGGCATAAAAATTTATCTATTTGGGTTGTAGGACATAAAGTAACGGATTTATCCCCAGCACTTCGTTCAAATGCTTCTATGATATTTCTCTTTAAACCAAAAACTAATCGTGAAATAAATACAATTCAAGAGGAGTATATGTTAATGCCTAAAAAACAAGCAGACGAAATTATGAATACCGCATATAAATCCCGTTATGATTTTTTACTTATCGATACATCGTTGAGGAAGAATGCTGATTTTGAATTTTTTAGGAACTTTAATAAACTCGAATTTGAAAAAGAAGACAAAAATGAAAACAATAATTAATATTTTTCTACCGATATTATATAATGGCGAATTTTTTACAGAACGTAGCATCGGCAGTCAAACACGGAGATCGGGCAGGACATAAAGCACTTCGTGCGAAAAGACAATTACGGAAGGCGAAAAAACGAGCAAAGAAAGGAGATGTTGCTGGTGCTGAGAAGTTTGCGGCGAAAGCTTATAAAACTGGAAAGCAGGGCGTTAAACAAGGAATGCGTACTAAACACGCAGTTACTCGTGGTGGAAAACAACTCGGTCGTGCGGCTGGTGCGGCTGTACGCAGAAACCCTGCGGGAGTTGCGGCGGCTTTCGTTGAATAAATAATATTAAGATATATATATGGAAAATTTAGAATTACAAATACAAAATAATATTATAATGTTTGCCCGACCTACATACCCATTTGTAGAAGAGTTAAAAGATTTTAGTGACTGGTATGATGGGGAAGATGCTTTTCACGAAGAAAATAAAATAAGATGGGTGTTCGACGCAATCAAATTACGGAGAGAAATACAACGAGAATGTTTAGAAATAAAATTTAGGAATTTTCATTATTCTTTTTGGATTCAAGATATTAAGGGTAATTTTCTTTAAAATAATTATTTAATCAATTAATTATTTTAAGGATATAAAAATATATTTAGTAATATATATATATGGATTGTTTTAGGGAAGAATACGATTTACGCAGAGTTGTTTATGCTTACAAGAATTTAGATGACTTTTATGATAAGAAAAGTCAAGATGAAAATAAAGAACAAACAAAGAAGTTTTTAGAAGAATTGATAATTCATAATGGAGTTTTAGATTTTAAATATAGATATGGAAACTACACAAATTATGGACGCAGATATTCTTACGGCATTCAAGGTATAAAAAGAAATATAAGAAATTTTTTATTAGCAGGTAGTGTGGTAAGGGACTATGATTTAAAATCGGCACACCCATCAATCCTATATTATTTGTGTAAAAAACATAACATAAATACTGATAAACAATTGCTAAAAAATTATGTATTTAATAAAGAAGAAGTAATTAAAAATAATTTCCAAAAAGAATTACACGATCATTATGATGTAAAAAAATTAATATTAACTGCTACAAATAGTGATGACTTTTTGAAAAGTAAAAATAGTTGGTTATTGGAATATCAGCAAGAAATGAAATTTATAAGGGACGAATTAAAAAAGATAAAAGATTACAAAAAAATATTACAAGATACAGAAAAAATAAAACAAGATAAAAATAATCTAAATAGCAGTTTTGTAAATCGTATTTTATGTAAAGTTGAAAGTGATATTATTGATATGTTTGTAAAAATTACACCAAAAGAAAAAGTGTTTGCTTTAATGTTCGATGGACTTTTGGTAAAAGACCCACCCGAAGATTTATTGGAAGATTATAATTGGTTTGTAAAAAGGGAATATGGAGATTATTTTAATGTTGTGGAAAAACCTATTGAAACGGATATTGAACTTGTTGATGATTGGGAATATGAATATGATGAAGTTTGTAGTGATATTGATAGTTATGAAACTAAAATGAATTTATTTTTAAAAGAAAATGATCCAATAAAAATTAAAAATCCACCATTATACGGAATAATTCAAGATGACGGAACTTATGTATTTTATAAAAAAGATGCTTTTATACAAGCAACAGAAGATATAAATTATACTACTATTAATAGTAAGGGTCAGGAAGAAAAAAACAAGGTTGTATATGATTGGTTAGATAATATACCAAGAAAAAAAATATATACTCATATTATCACAGACCCATCTTACGAAGGAGATAAGAAATATAATTTATGGAGAGATTGGGATATTAAAAACTGGGACGGGGAATATTATGAAGATTTAAAAGCAGTAGAATTTATGAGAAATCATATTAGAGTTTTATGTAGATATAACGAAGAAGTAGCATCATCTATTGAGTTATGGATTTCCCATTTACTAAAATATCCAAAATCTAAATCATTTGTTCCTATTTTTGTTGGTAGGCAAGGTACAGGAAAAGATATGATGATTGGTTGGATTAGTGCGATGATTGGTAATAAAAAGGTTTTTGAATCAACTAATCCCGAAGACGATATTTGGGGAACATTTAATCCTATGATGAAAGATTGTTACTTAATTCATTTGAGCGAATTCAGTAGAAAAAATACACAAGATTATTCAGGAAAAATTAAAGCAATTACAACAACTGGTACTATTTTAATTAATGAAAAAAACAAGGGACAATACACTATTGATAGTTTTCATAGATTTATTGGAGCATCGAATAAAGCAGAACCTATCCCTATTGAAAGTGATAATCGTAGGTATTTATTAATTCATACGTCACCTGATAAAATTGGTGATACTGAATATTTTGTAGAGGGACATAATTATCAAAAAGATCAAAATGCTATAAAATCTATGTATAATTATTTTATGAGTTTAGAACCACCTGAAAATTTCAAATATCATATGATTAAAGAAACTGAATATATGGAATTTTTAAAAGATATTTCAAGACCACAGGAAGAATGCTGGTTAGAATATTTTGTAAATAATAAAAAAGAAGTTGGAGAAATACACAAATTTAAAACTCTATCTTTATTTAATGAGTACAGAAGATGGTGCGATGAAACGAGGCAATCCTACAAAATGGATCAACGCAAATTTCTAATTCAATTGAAAGTTGCTATTGGAAATATTAACACAGAATATATTCAAATTAAAAAATCAAATGGTGTAATGATTGCGATATTTGATTGGGACGGAATACAGGAAGAAGGTAAGATAAATGATTATCCCCAACAAGAATTTAACACCATAGACGATTTAGAAAGTATCGAATAAAAAAACAGGGAGGAGAGAACAGGGAGGATAGGTAGTCCAACTTTTCTTATAGAAATAAAAAAAATATTTTATAATTTTTTTTTTGTTTCAAAAAAAATATTTTCAAATTTATCCTCCCTATCCTCCCCAAGACCATAAATAAAAAATAATATAATATGTTGTTATTGATTATGCTTTTAGGGAGGAAGGGAGGGAGGATAAACCCAGTAAGGGAGGAACTATCTATCTATTGGACTCCCCCACCCTTTAACAGATATTCCAATAATTTTTGTGGAATAGAATATCTATCCATCAAATTAGTATTATCTTTTTTTTTTACATTTGCGTTTATCATCTTACACCCAGTCAATCCTATCCGCATATCGTGTTTCTTATGACCGCATCTTTTATTTTCCAATATTTTATTTGTTAATATTTTTGTAGGTTTTTTATAATTATATCCAAAATAACAATAATCTACAATTACAAATTTATTTTTAAAATCTTCTTCCACATAATCCCATATTTTAGAATATAATGGATTTTCTATAAAATAATATTTAGGATTAAAATACTTTATTATTTCTATTGTTTTTTTTATAAATTTACTATGAATTTCTCTCTGTGATTCTAATTCACTTTTATCTTTCCATTTCTTTCCTATCCACGTATTCTGTAACATACTGAATATCTTACATTCAGGACTTCCCCAAATAATATCAAAATATCCTGTTGGATATATTTTATAATCCCAGTCCATAATATCACAGCATATGGTAGGTGAATATTTTTCTAATATATCTAAACTTATGACCTCATCATCTGTATCTTTATAATATTCAGTAATACTTCCTGATCCTTTGAAGAGTTCTAAAATTTTCATATATATATATATCTTTTTTAAAAAAATTCATCACTAATATCAACCCCAATATAATTTCTATTTAATTTTTCACATATAATTCCATTACTTTTATCACAACAAGTCATATCCAATATAATATCATTTTCGTTACTATATGTTTTTATCATCTTTTCAGTTATTTCATCATTAATACTTTTGGGTGATTTTTTTTGTATAATTCTTGGAAATTCACCTAAATAAGTTGTTGGATATTTCCCTTTTTGTTTTGAACTATTTGGTGTTTGATTACCATAATAACCTTCATATTTATTAGTTCTGTTATATGAAATTTCTTCATCACCTATCATTTGTATATTATAAGTAGGTTGTTTTTTATAAAAAATTAATATTTCTTCAATATTTCTTAATGGTTGTTTTTTACATAATAAAGGATTTGTTGGATTTTTCTTTTTCCAAGTATAATGATATTTAGGTTTTTCAATTCTAATTAAATCGTAAGTAAAAGGCATAGAAGAATGAAGAGCAATAACCCCCGTTGGTTTTAAAATTCTCCACATTTCAGGAAATAAAACATTCCATTCTAACGGCTGATCCCATTTTTTTTGTGTAGTTCCAAAAGGTGGATTCGTATAAATAAAATCTATACTATCAGTTTTAATTGTTTTTATATAATTGTGAATATCATCTATAATAAATTTTTTACTCATATATTATATTGTAATATTACATTTTTGTAAGTAACTCAATTGGTATATAATAATATTGATTTAATTCAGGACGACCTCTATCGAACCTACCCCCCTTTTTTAATTTAAATTTGTCTATTTTATTTTTGTCTATTTCTATCGAATATAATCCATCAGTAAAATTAAATAAACATATTGACCTCTTACCACTATCCAGCATATAATCTATTTTGCCTTTTGAAATCATCGTGGTAGGATAAGTATTGTAATTATTTCTACGGGATTTTAATTCTATTAAAATATTATCATCACAATAATCTACTCTACAATTTGGTTCAGTTTTTATTATTTTCTCTCCATAAATAGATTTAATTTTACCAAATAAATCATCTTCTGCTTTGAACCCAAATTCTAAATCTTTTTTATACATTATATATTATTATAATATAATAAATGGAAATAGAAGATCCCGAAGAATTTTTTATAGAAATATATATATGAAAGAAATTTATTATCTGTTTAGAAGTAATAAACCAACTAAAAAATATGTTATGGTTATGCCGACCCACAGACACATTCATCATTTCGGTTCATCGGCACACAGAGATTTTACTTTGATGAATGATAGAACTTCTAAATTTTATGAACCTGATAAGGAACGTAGAGAGAAAATAAGACAAAATTATATTAAAAGACATCAAAGAGATCCAAAAGGGGTTCATAATCCATCTTCTATGAGTGATTTAATTTTATGGACTGAACCAACGTTACGTAAAGGCATCACAAAATATGAGAAAAAGTTTAATGTAAAGGTGGTATTCAGTAACAAACAATTAACAGATATAATCAAAAAAAAACTCCTCTTATAATACTGATGACTGAGCCGATTCTTTTAGAAGAAAATAACCGACATACCTTTTTCCCTATTCAACATCAAGACTTATATGCTCTGTATAAAAAACAACTTGCCTGTTTTTGGACGACTGATGAAATAGATATGAGTAAAGATATTGATGCTTTTAACAAATTAAGTGATGGAGAACAACATTTTATTAAAAGTATTTTAGCATTCTTTGCGGCGAGTGATGGTATAGTAATGGAGAATATTGTGGGAAGATTTATGGAAGAGGTAAAATGTAGTGAGGCGAGAGCTTGTTACTCAATACAGACTTTTATCGAACAGATCCATAGTGAAACATATTCTTTACTTATAGATACTATTGTTAGAGAGAAAAGAGAAAAAGATAAATTATTTAATGCGGTTAGTAACTTCCCAGCAATTAAGCAGAAAGCAGACTGGGCGATGAAATGGATCGGGGATAGGAAAAGGTCGTACGGAAGTAGATTAGTTGCTTTTGCGTGTGTCGAAGGGATACAATTTTCAGGAGCATTCTGTGCTATATACTGGTTAAAAAAGAGAAATATTGCTATGAATGGTTTAACTTTTTCTAATGAATTAATTTCAAGAGATGAGGCACTCCACGTGGAAACCGCAGTTTGTCTTTTTCATAAATTAATTAAAAAACCATCTTTGGAAAAAATTAAAGAAATAATAAAAGAAGCAGTTGAGATTGAAAAACATTTTATTATTGAAGCCTTGCCTTGTAGGTTACTGGGAATGAATGATGGAATGATGGTTAAATATATTGAATTTATAGCAGACCGATTATGCTTACAATTAGGAATAAAAAAAATATTTAATTCTGTAAATCCATTTGATTTTATGGAAACTATATCAATTGAAGGAAAGACTAATTTTTTTGAAAAACGGGTGGGAGAATATGGACTTGCGGAAAAGAAGATGACGGGTGAAGAATTTAGTTTTGATGTGGATTTTTAAATTAACATTTCTCTTTTTCTCTCTATAAAATATAAATGAAAGTGATACATAAACCTCATATTCCAGTTCCCCTGATTAAAATTAATCATACACCGAAAGGTGGAGATCACCCAATAAAGAGAAAACACCCCATAAAAGATAGTAAATTTTTTAGAAGAAAACCAATAAAAAATAAAACAAGAAAACCACGAAAGTAAAAAGTTTTAAATATCTATATTATTTATAATGAGTGAAACAATCGAAGGAGCCCACGCATATAACGAAGATGCTGACTTTGAAAACGTAAATGATCCCAGTTTTTACGAAGAGGAAGGAGAACCCGACCAAATGTATTTAGATAGTGTATTGCCTCACGCACACGATCCCGAACTTGAACCATTTAACACAACTGGTGCTAATCCCAAAGAATACCCAGCACAAAATGAGTATGGTTTTCACCCGAAAATAAATAATCCTTACCAATATACATTTGATAATAGTAATAAGTATTTTAATCCACAAAATAAAGAACAGACTATGTAAATAATTATATATTTGTCTAATATATATGCCCTCTCATCATTTAAACGATACTGATATTGGTTCTCAATCTATTTTTTTACATTCTAACGATGCTGAATTATCGATAAGTTCTGCTGAAAAAATATTTTATTTAAATGAAGGTATAACTGCCCCTGCTGGGTACAGAGTTTTAGTTGGATTAACAAATTTAACTATTCCAAATTCTATTTTTAATATAACAACAAATTCCAATAATATTGTTGTAAATAATCAAACATATACAATTACCCCCGATAATTATTCGGCAGACGAATTAGCAACAGCAATACAAACTAAATTATTAGAAGGTGATAGTTCAACTTCTGCTCCTGCTTTACCTGCTGGAACAAAATGCGAATTTGTACCACAAGGGAAAACTTTTAAATTTACTTTCACAACTAATATACAAATTCAATCATCAACGATGGAAAGGCAATTAGGATTAACAGGACAATTTCCAGCACCAAAAACCGAAGATATAGCAGACAGAGAATATAGTACAACTAATATTTGTGATTTAGGAGGTGCTACAAATATATATGTGCGACTTAGAAATCTAACTATGAATAATTTAGATTCAAGAGGGAAAACCAGTAATATTATAGCATCTGTGGTAAATAACACAAATTATGGAGGTTATATTTTTTATGTTCCCCCCGAAGTCCTATATTACCAAATAAAAGAAAATTCAATATCTCATTTAGATATAGAACTAACCGACCAAGAAGGTAATATATTAGGATTAAACGGGGCAGAATTTAATTTAACATTAACAATCCATTATGTGAAAGAAAGATTACCATCATTTAAAAATTCATTATTACGTGAAATTAGAGAAAGAAACGAAAATAAAGAACCTGAAAAATAAAAATAGTATATAAATATATAAGATGGCTATTTTTGGATTGAAAACTAAAAAACTTGCGAAGTTCGGGCATAAAGCAGTCAAAGCGGGTATATTTGGTGCTAAGAATGGAGGTCGTTTAGCATTTACCGCAGGTACTATGCTCGGTTCTCCACAACTGATGGCGGCTGGTTCGGGTGCTATGGCTATATCACAAGGTATAGAAAAACTAACTCATTAAATAACCAACAAATAATTTTTTATATGTTAAATATATATATAATGAATTATTCAAATACGTCTTCTTTGATTTGCGATTATATTACTCTATTTTTTGAAGATGGAAACGTAACAAATGGAGTAGCAGAATGGGAAATCCCAACAGCATCTTACTATTATCAAAATAGGGGACAAATGGCGGTAATGAGTATTGCTGATGCTGTGTTTAATCCTAATGCTGGTGATGATGCGATTGTAATAGCAACTGATAGTGGGTTTAATGGTAGTGTAGCACAAGAAGGTTCAGCAGATTTAATTAAAAATAATTTATCAATTTTAGGATCATTTCAACAAGTCGGTAATACAACGATGACCGAAGGAATATTTGCTTATATAAAAACCGAACCAGTTAAGATTTTAACACCTGCTCGACCCAGTAAAATCCGTCTTTATTTTTTCAAAGCAACAAATAAAAATGAATTTGATGTTTCGTCGGGGTGTGTAACTATAAAATTTGAATATTTATCTCCTTCCGCAGAGAAAGAAATCAACGATGCTGTGAGTTACATTCCTGCTTTTCCCGAACCTTCCAATATTTAAATATTTTATATATATATAATGACTTCTCTTCCAGTAGCGGATTATGTGACTTTATACAAAAAAGATTGTAGATTATTACCTAAAAATGATAATCTTACACCAAGTGGTATTATGGAGTGGGATATTCCTGCTTCTGCTTATTACTATAAAGATAGAGGAAATATGTGTTTAGTAAGTTTAGCAGATTGTGCGATACAAACGGACGAATCGGGTTTCCAAAATTTAACCATTAATTACGAAGGCACACTCACAGGAGGTTTAGCAGAACAAAAAACCACTTATACTCCTTCCACAATTAATAATAATGTAGGAACATTAGCAATTGGTCGTTATTTTGATGGAAGTGATGATGCGGGATATATTTGGAGATTTGCTAATGGGGGAGCAGAACCGATAAAATTATTGACTGCGGCTCGTCCTTCAAAAATTAGATTATATGTATATGAAGGTAATAAAAATGAAATAAATTTTGATGGAGCAAATAATCAAGATGCTATTTTTGTTTTGAGATTTGATTATTTAGATCCAATTGTAGAAAATGAAAAAAATTCAACAGTTTCCTATAAACCAGCATTTCCCTCCTTTTAAAACAAAAATGAAAATAATAAATTTTTTTATCTTTCAAGTATATATAATGGCGGCTACTACACAAAAACTCAACTATTCGGCAATTCCTCCAAGAGCGACTTCTTCCCGTGCTATAAGAAATGAAGTAATACCTTCGAATGGCTCCGTATTCAATATGAATAATACGCTAATTTTCGACGTCCCTTCTAATTTAAATAATACTTTTGCTGATTTCCAAAGTTCTTATGTTAAGCTCACTTTTAATAATGGTGATGGGGCGGCTGTTAATTTTAATGGTGGGGGCTTCCCATCTTGTATAAAGCGAATTGTATTGGAGTTAGGAGGTCAGACCTTGTATTCGTGTGATAATTACAATACTTTATACGAAATGATGATTTCTCTCGATACTTCCATTTCATTTAGAAATAATGCGGGACAACGTCTTTTTGGTGCTTCGGGTGCTTCTGCTTTCGGTCAGCAAGTAGCAAATGGTTCTTCTCGTAAGGTGTGCTTCCCTCTTGTTTTAACACCCCTAATGGCTAATAAGTACTTCCCCTTAATAGGAAGGGATCGACTTCGTATCCGTTTAGAACTCGATACATCGGCTCACGGATTAATTAGTGCTGATGGCGGTCTTACTGATGCCGACATTACCATTACTGATGTTGCTCTTGTAATGTATAATTTGGAACTTGGAAGTGACGTAATGGCTCAGGTTGCGGCGGCTTCGGGTGGAAGTTTCAAAATTGCGATGCCTTCTTACCAGCATCACCAGTCATCTCTTTCGGCAACTGATACTGCTCTTGTTGCTACTCTTGGTTTTTCTATGTCCTCACTTAATAGAATTTTGGTGGCTCAACAATTGGCGGCGACAGACCCCGATGGTAATGATGTCGGGGCTCGTTCTCGGTTAAAATTAAATAGATTCTTCGTGACGATCGGCGGTGTGAAGTACCCTATGCGAGATCTGAAAGAAACAGGTGCGGCGGGTGATCTTGGTGCGGGTAGTGAGGTTCTTGCCGAAGCACTTATTTCACAAAGGGCATTATGTGCTTGGTCTCACGACAGCAGTATTAGTGTTGGTGGTGGTTTTGCTCTTGAAGAAGGTACGGGTGCTGATAGTGCGAATACTGGTTCATACCTGATTGACCTTGACCTCGAATCACAAAGGGTGGCTGGTGGTGATAGTGGTCTTGGTTTGGTTGCTGGGGTCAATTGTGTAGGACAGGTGGTCCAATGTACCTTTGAATATTCTGCGGCTCCTAATGCGGCTCACGTTATTAATATTTTCGGCGAACATACCATTATGTGTATGCTTGACCTCAATACTCTAACTTGGTCTATTGCCGTATAAATGATTAATTATATTTCAATATTATATTAGTATATTACATATAATATGGAAGTTAAAAATCCATCACGAGAACATTCAGCACTATTAACACAAGCTACATATCAATTGGGAGAAAAAGGAGTAAGCAAAAAGCAACGTATAGCAAATGCTAATAAACACGTAGAGCAAACAGGATATGTAGTCAATAAAGAGCATTCGGGTAGTGAAATAACAACGTACCAACATAAAGACGATCCCAATAATGTTTTTATAGCACACAGAGGAACAAAAGTAGATACTGATAGAGGTAATAAAAATTTTAGTGATATTACAGCAGATTTAATGACGGCAGTAGGTTTAGGAGGACACGACGCAAAAATTAAAAGAAGGAAAACTAAAACTAACCAAATAATTAAAGCATTAAATCCCACCCAGTTACATATGGGAGCCCATAGTTTAGGTGGAGGAACTTTAAATCACACCATAGCAAACAGCAAAAAGGTAAGGAAACATTTAACTTCTGCTAAAACATTTAATGCGGCGGCTCACCCTGTATTTAGTAATGGATCTGCTGTATCGGCAAAAGTAGCAAAAGAATTAGAAAATAAAGTAGAACATCATAGGATTAAGAATGATCCTGTAAGTGCTGGTTTTTTAACTGGTAATATACCATTTGGTAAATTGAAAACTCATAGTGTAAAACACGACGCAAGTAAAGGTAAATCATTTTTACAAAATATGGTAGAAAGCACAACAGCATTAGGACGGGCAAAAAGATTTACAGAAAAAGGAATTCACGCACACGCAATATCTCATTTCCACGATGGCTCTATCAAAAAGAAA